TCGTAATATATGTTTTTCTCGTTAATTTGGTATACAGACTGAAGCTTGAACTCAGAGTCTATATTTATCCTGTCCTCAGCGACTATGTTAGATATTTCAGGGTCAGGTATCTCGTCGCGATTTTCAGCCAGTCCGATATTTAGAAATATATCTTCGGCTAGCTCTTTTGTGTTTCGTATTTCTTCTATGGTCGATGCTCCCTTTAGCACATACTTACCCGACCTATGAATTGTCAGGGTCGCTGTGTTTGCTCGTGCAGACCGAATTCGGATACCTACAGGTGGACTATCGTCGTATTCTATATCACCGAAAAAATTGTCTTGTATTGTCTTAGACATAGGTTCGAGTGCTAGTTCTTCGTCAATCTGTGAGGATGCGACTATATTATTTACCTTAATATCAGATTCAGACTTTATATTCATACATAAAAGACTTTCCCCTAACCTTATAAGTTTAAGAAAATCTATGCACAATCCGTATCAGCTAACTCAGTTCTTTCGGGTGAAGATACTAGACTCTGCATACAAAATGCTTATAGTTGAGGGTCGTATAGTCAGGGTGATGGCACAGAAAAAGCCAGCCGTGACTAGAGTGAAACCGAGTAGGTTAGACAGATGGAAACAAGAGGTAGAGGAATCGAACAGATTTAACAGTCTCTCTCAAGCCCTACGAGTCGGGTTCGAACAACTATTCAGCGAGTCAGGCGATACTGATGAGGAACTTATCAAGCGACTCGACAACCTCGAAAATGAGGTCAGAGAGAACCGCAAGAAAATCGAGAGGATACCAGCGAAACAACCGACTATCGAGGAAATAACTGACGCGATGCAGAGAGAGGTAGAACTAGAGTCTTACATCAAAACCAGATATCATCCTTTTGACTTTGGTGAGGAGATAATGGGTGAAGATTACGAGGGAGACGATGAATAAAGAGATGAAGTCCTATTTAAAAATAGTGAAAGCACTAAAATCAGAGTCTACCGTCGAGACGAGAAAATCAGGTCTGTCAAAATTCTATGAGTTTATGCAAAAAAATGGATATAGTACCGACGAGATAGACGAGAGAAATATCAAGATGTATATCGGATTTTTGAAGGATGAAGTTAGCGACTTAACTGCGTCGCAATATATCACCGCAGTATCTATGTTCTACGACGAAATGTACGAGCGAAATCCAGTTAGTAATATAAGACAGGATGACTATCTAGACTTGGATAACGTCAAACACTCGAAGCCTACACTATCACCAGACCAGCTAAGAGACCTAGTAGAGTCTGCTGAGGGTATGCGTGCTAAGGCTATGATATCGTTGATGGCAAGTTCAGGTATGCGTGTTCAGGAGGCAGTAAATAGCCATATATCCGACTTGAATCTTGATGATAGGTATGTCATCATAGACACCGTCAAGACAGATTACGGAGAACGTAAGGCATACTTTGACCCTACGACTCGTCGGTATATTTCTAGACTTCTCTCGGATGCTTACCGATTAGAATATAATGAGCCAGATTCTGATTACATATTTATTTCTGGTTCAGACAACCAATACGACACCGATGCAAATATCTCAGTAGCTACGGCTAGACGAGATTTTATTATCGCCTTGGAAAACTCTGATATAGAAGAGACAAAGGAAGAGATAGCGGACGGAAGAGAACGCTCCGATATAACGACCCATATTCTTCGCAGGTCTTTTTGCCAGAACTGGATAGACCAGAACGGAGATCTGCTAAGTTTGAAGAATCAAGTCGGGTGGGTCTCGATAGAGACTGCAAAATCGTATATTAAGGAAGAGAGCACTAAAGAGAAACGAGACCAGTACGGTCTGACGTTATAACTAATACTTTTTGGAGTTCTATGGTATTGTATGTCATACGTTCACGCAGACGAAGACCTAGTGCTCGTAGTTCTAGAATCAGAAGACTCCAGATTGCTCGCAGAGAGAAATCCAGAAGTAGGTAGAAATATCTATAACTTTCTAATCAGTAATGGATGTATGGGATTGAGAGCTAGAATAATACAAAACAAGGTTGAGAACAGATTGCGTGATACTCAAGGTTTTACCTATCAGTTTTAAGCGACTCAATTGTTCTTGTCACATCTTCGTCCGCTCGTGCAGTTTTCGCATTAAATAGATGCATATTCATATTCTCAGTTTTCAGCGTCCTCCACGTTTTTAATCCGTCATCGTTATTGTACCAAGCCCAAGGTTTGTTCCTATGCTGGTCTTCTGGGTCGTATTTTTGCATCGCTGTTTTTGGGTCGAATGCGAATTCGAATCCGATGTACAGAAACCCGTTCTTTCTGATACTGTATGACTGAATTAGGTAGTCACGGTCTTTTTTTGTTAGTGAGTCTCGTACCGACTCCAACCCGTAACGTCTGATTGGAATGTTGTATCCCTTTGAATGGATGTTTGTAGTCTTTACGTCTACCTTGAGACCACCTTCTGTTACTACATCACAGTCGTAATCGTGTTTTGTCTCGTCGGTTGTCTCAGCGTCGATGTGTTGTGCTAGTGCTACCTCCGATATAGTAGCATCTGCTGACTTCTGTTCCTCAGTCTCGTCATCGCTTCGCCCTGCTTCATCTCGAGTGTAAGGGTAGACTATCTTGTCGTTGAACTTAGCCTGTTCTCTGACTTCGGTCATCAAGTCCGAATTCTCGTCTACTCGCACGATGTGCTCGAGACGTGTAGGAGCAAAGTCGAAAGGCAAGAAGTGTGCTTCTGCTCCGTTCACTCCGATGTGTTCAATATCGTTAAACGAGGATAGTTCTGGTTTGTACTCTTGCGTCTCTTCATCGTCCATTTCCTGCAACTCTGAGATTTCTTCAAAACTCAATTCTTCCATATCTTCTATGCTTTTGTTGTTTATTTCTGACATAAGCAATTAATAATTATCATATAACCCTAAATGTCTAACTACTGATATGTTACTGTGTAGGTAGGTCTACGCTATATTTGACGATAAATCTAGTTCCGTCGAAGGTAATCTCCTGTAGGTCAACATCTGAAGAAGCGACCCCTGTATGCTTTGACACAATCTGACGTTTGGCATATTTATCGACTTCTTCCTCTAATTTGATAGGTCTGTCAAACTCCCGTCGATACGTGTCTCTCTCGATTTTTCCTTCTATCTCTGTAGTCAAATTTTCAACTTGTTCGTTTAGTTGCTGATGTTGTTTGTCAATCTGATGCTTATGGTATATGATAGCCAGTAATGATGTTAGTAGCGACCCGATGATTAGTCCGATTATCATATTATATATAATATGAGTCTAACCGTAAAAGTGTAAGAAATACACATAGCGGTAAGATAGTACCACGGGTTAGCTCTGACTGTTAGAAGATAGGATTTAATCGGAATAACCCTACCCTTTGCGTACACAAGAACCGATCTACCCACGCAAGATAAAGCTAAATCCGAGAATAACAGGACAGATATAAGATGAGACTGTGAATATACGACCCCAGATATAAGACCGAGAGTTGTTCCTAATATAATCCCGTGCCACTCGTTGTATGATATTTTTGTAAGTCTAAGGTCGAATAGTGGCTCTTTCCCTTTCTCAAAATCTATTAGCAAATCGTCATCAGTCATCGTCATCAGCAGAGAAAGATATATTTGACCTGTCTATCTTTGACTCTATGCTCTCGAGAGTTTTTTGCATATCTGTTAGCTCCTCGTCGATACATTCCATTTTCTCGTCAAGCTCAGACAGTTTTTCGTTTGACTCTTTGATATGCCCTTCGTCAGCGTCATCTAATTCCAGTCCAAATAGTCTTTGTTTTATCTTTTTAATATCCTGACGATTAGTATAGACTGCCATAACGAGTGTTGATGTCAGACCTAGCGATACGAGAACTAACTCGACAGTAAGGTCTGCGAGTATACCTTCAATCATATTTATTATTTGTATCTTATAGAGTATTAAGAAAATTACTGAGATATAAATGTGACTAGTATCGTCTGTCTTGTATCTGTATTTATCTCCGTCGATATATCGGCAGACCAAATATCATTCCCTGCAGAGTCTCGTATTACATATCGCTGAGGGTTTGAATTTGTAGCTAAGTCATTCGGTAGGACTGCAAACTTAGTTTTGACCTTGTTATTATCGTTGTTAATTTTGACTGTTCCCGTATGCAAGTCGCTACCTGACCCGTCTACAATTGCACCGCCACCTATATCGAGATTGTTACTCACTCCGTCTTTTAGAGCCTCAAGGAATGCGATTTTGTTACGCTCAAAATTAGAACGCTGTTGTCCTGAGAATTTTGCTTTGAATCTAAACTGCACGTTAACATCCAAATCCTGCGTAGGGAGAGTTGTGAACTGTAAGGATTTCTCTTTTATAAATGCGTTATCTTTGTATTCCTCAACTCTGTAGTTGAATGTCGTATTAGGAGATAAGTTTCCTACAATAGGCTTAAAATCTGTTTCTAGATTCGTATAGAATGACCTACGTTCATCTTGGTCGATGTACAACTCAAACAGTCTTCCCTTGTTTGCGTTCTTTATATCGTCGATGAATAGCTTGAGTCTAGCAGAGTCAGATTCTATCTGATCAACACCTATTGAAAATTTTACTCCGTCGCTTTGGAATGTCTTGAGATCACCAAATAACCTATTATCTGAAGGAGTAGAAAAGCTTGAGAGACCTCCAAACAGTCTTGTTTTTTGCACTTGTTTTGTTGTTACTGTTATATTTGAAGATGTTACTCGATTAGTTCCGTCATCAGCAAAAGCACGTATATCGTGGTCTGTGTTTGATGTTAAGTTTGAAAGCGAGTCGCTAAAATTGAATGGTGTGGATATGGTCGAAGGGTCTACTGTTTGCGTTACTTGCGACTGATAGGTAGAATTAGATGATTCCTTGAATTCGAAGCCAAGATCTACCGATGAGCTAGCTGAGTTTGATATAGAATCTAAGTCAGCAGATACGTCGATAGATGTAGATGTTTGTGAAGATGAAGAAAGTGACGAGAAACTAGCTGAAAGTTTTTTCTGTGAAGCGACTAAATCAACTTTTCTCAGGATTGGAGTTTTCCTAACGTTCGTTGTTGATAAACTGGCTTTTATCCTAAAATCTGTATGTGAATTTGTCCACGATAGCGTTCTAGATGTTGAACCGCCTAGACTAACGGTTTTAATTTCTTCGCTAGCTGTGTTCGGTGAACCTATAATTTCTAAGTCTATCGATTGGCTATTTAGTGCATAATCAAGATTCTCGATGTTAGGTTTTTTGGATGTACTAAATGACTTTGTTGAAGTTGTAAGACTACCTTTTTGATTAGATAAATCAGTAATATCAGAACTTGATAGAGCTGTATTGTATAGTCTGACTTCATCGATATACGCATCTATATTCTGATTTGATGATCTATCTACGTTAGCACCTATAGCAAAATCGCTGAAGTCATTTATTTGAGCGGTCGATGATGTTGAACCCTCTAACGTACCATCGACATATATTTTAATCTCAGATTGGTCATATACTAAAGCTAAGTGATACCATCGATTGGCGTTAATCGATACGTTTGTACTGGCTACAATATTGTTGTTATTGTTATCACGAAAAACGGCATCCCAGTTTCCATTCCTTTCCTGAATAAATACGACCGCGTTCTTTCCATTTCCTCCAGTCGCTACTTTTGCAAAACTCTGAAAATTAGATCCTGATTTTGTAGGATAAACCCACGCGGTAAGGGTTACCTTGTCAGAGGTAAAAGTACTGGATAAAGAACCGCGAGAAAAACTGTTATTCGATGATATATATTCCTTGCTTGACGATGAATAAATGCCGTTAGAGTCAGAGCTTACATTATTATCGTTTAAACTGTTGCTACCTGTGTTATCTGTAGTTGTGCCACCGCTCCCGTCGAGACTCCAATATGACACTAATCCATTTTCTGTCGATGAATAACCTAACTCTAATTGACTCGCGTCTGATCTATCACCGACCGTATCGTGGACTATATCAATATCTTCAGAAACTGCATTATCCCAATCCGAAGCTGTGTTCCATTCAACCATATATATAATATTGTTATCTTGTTGTTTATATGTTAGAAGTTATTATTTTGTACAAAAGCCTTAAACTCAAAATCTTCACCTTGTTGCACTGTTATAGTCGAGGTGAATCTGAGAGGTAGAGAGATGTTCGAGAACTGTAAGTCCTGCGTGTTGATGACAGAGGTGAAACTCGAGTCTTTTACATTTTTGAACTCGAAGCCGATATCGACTTTTGATATACTGCTATCATTTCGTTTTGTTATTTCTCCGACTAAATCGGCAGTACTTTGTCCTATGTTTTTAGCGTCTATGGTTTTGACTACGACAGGGTCTCCTCCTCCTGATAGTCCAGAATTCGTATCCCATATTTTGACAGTTTTATCAGCAGAACCAGATAAAATTCTGCCATCAGATAACTGATAAACAGATAAAACAGCGGTAGAATGTTTCGTGAAATTTGTATCAACTGTACCTGTATCTTTATTCCATATTTTGACAGTACTATCAGAAGAACCAGATAAAATTCTGCCATCAGATAACTGATAAACAGATAAAACACCACCCGAATGTTGTGTAAAGGTCGTGTCTACATTACCTGTATCAGCGTTCCAAACTTTCACCGTTTCATCATTAAATCCTCCTCCAGATAAAATTCTGCCATCAGATAACTGATAAACAGATTGAACAATAGCAGAATGTTTCGTGAAATTTGTATCAACTGTACCTGTATCTTTATTCCAAATCTTAACAGTAGCATCTCTAGACCCTGATAAAATTCTACCATCATCTAACTGATAAACAGATATAACATCATCCGAATGTTTCGTGAAGTTTGTATCGACTGTTTTTGTATCTTTATCCCATATTTTGACATTATCATTTCTCCCGCCTGATAAAATTCTGCCATCATCTAACTGATAAACAGAATTGATAGCAAGTTGTTTCGTGAAATTTGTATCGACTGTTTTTGTATCTTTATTCCAAATCTTAATAGTATCATCTCTAGACCCAGATAAAATTCTACCATCATCTAACTGATACACAGATGTAACATCATCCGAATGTTTCGTGAAATTTGTATCGACTGTTTTTGTATCTTTATTCCATATTTTGACAGTACTATCAGCAGAACCAGATAAAATTCTACCATCATCTAACTGATACACAGATATAACCTCCGAATGTTTCGTGAAGTTTGTCTCTACTGTAGTGTTAGGCATATTTATATATTGTAGTCCTACAGTTTAACCCTCAACGTCAGAAATATCTATTAGTTGCGATATAGTTCCGTTATTGGTTTTGACCGCTAATTCATTAGCGTCCGAGATCTCGAGAGTAGACGAAGTCTCAACATCGACAGAAGTAGAAGAAGAGGACACAGAAGAAGCGACGTTATTAGTTTGTGATATAGATGTCTGTTCTCGTCTGTTGTTTATAGTGCCATCTCCAATCGCTATACTTCCGTTAGATAGGGACTCGGATATATTACCAAGGAGAATATCGACAACGTCTTGCCTACCTTCAAAAGTTAGCGGTACTTCGCTCTCGGTTAGTACTGTGTCTCCTGTATTAGCATCTTCTATCTCAATATCTGTTACAATCTTAATATTTTGGTCATTAATAAATATCTCGTCACTTTCTACGTCTACTATCTCGTCTACGTCCGAACCTTGCAAAGCAATCTTTCTTCGGTTATCTTCTACTATGTCAGATATATCAGTTATTCTTGGCATATATATAAGTATGTGTTTGATAGTTAAAAAGGAGACAAGTCTACTGTTGTTGTCGCTGAATCCGCACCTGATTTAACCGTGATATCAGTTTGACCTCTCTGAACTCCTGTCGTTGTAAAATCTATCGATACATTTTTTGTTGTATTAGCAGGAACAGATATTACTCGCGTCGCTTCTTTTCTATCACCTGCTATTATTTGGATTGTAATATCTTGTTGGTTAGAGTCTTGATTTTCCAAGTCAAACGTCGCTGTTAGGAGTACAGAACCAACTGATACAGATAAGTTTGTTACTAGTCCAAATGCAGCTGATACATTAGGTAGATTTCTCGCGAGACCAGCCCACAAGAATTTTTGGGCTTCGGTCGGGTTAGTAGTAGTCATATATTATATATGTGTATACAACAGTTTATGATTCTACTCTCGTCCGTGGGACTTCTATCTCGAGTATGTACGATTCGTCCTCTCTCTTCTCTTTTCTAAGTATATAGAAATCGCCTTGAATCTCATCGGTTACAACCCGTACAGTATCCCCGATCTCTGCGTTTCTAATCGGTTCTATTGGTGGGGTTATGACGGTTATATAACGATCTACAAACGCCTTATTTTGCAAAACTCCGACTGCTCTCCTCTCTGCATCCGACCTACGTGTTATAGTTTCGTTTATATCTCGCTGTTTTCGTACTTTATCGTTGTAAAATCCTATCGAAGCCGAGTCCTTGACTGTGATTTTAAAACCTTCTCCGTCGATGGTTACTTGATTCGTAATTCTGTCTGTGTCATCCTCAACAGTAAAATCAATCAAAGGCGTATCGTTATCTATCCGTAAGTCTGCTTTCTGGTCATCTACTGACTTGTATATTATATCGTTGTCTGTTGTTACTATCGTATTCCCGTCATCCGCTTCATCCAAAGTATATAAAAACTCGTTAAGAGATTTATCTACAATCCTCGTTATCTGTCTACCTGTATCTTGTATATCTACTGAGTCAAAAGGTATATTTCGCTGACTCACGTCTAAACTATTAATCTGTACCGAGTCAATTAGAACTGCTCTCGATTCTACGAGTTGACCTTGGAGACTAATCCTAATCTGTAGTTTATTGTTAGTTGATAGTTGACTACCTTCTGACGTTGCTCTTGCAGGGTTTAAGTTTAGTGTCCCTGCTCCGTCAAACTCTGGTCTAGTCCATATATAGTTTGTACCTGCCACCTGATATTCTATCTCGAAGTCAAAAACATCACCAAGATTATTGGCTATCATCCTAATCTTAAGACGCTGGAACTCGTCACCTTGAAAATCGATATTATCAAATGTTACTTGGTAAGATGCACTAGTGTTCGTATTACCTTCTGGGAATCCGACAAAAAGTAAATCTGACCCGACTTGTTGCGGACTTATCTGAGAGAAGTCTGCAAGTTCAAAAACAGGAGCATTAGAAGACACACCGTTAAGATTATCACCAGTATCAGCGATTTCTAGCCCTCGCTCTTCGACTTTTTCTTGTATAGCCTTACGTCTAGCCTTTCCAGAGTCTGTCTCGTAGAATATTCTGTTATTTATGTCAAAGTCAAAGGTCTTTCTAAATCGACCATATACTTTAATCTCATATGGTTGCGTATCTCCTATTTTAGCGACGTTGCCGATAAATCCCTTATTACCGTCCTCGATTCTGATACCTTCGTCTACGTTCAAACTGTTCTTTTCTGCTTCTGATACTAGTGTGATGTCTGCTATACCTGAGCCTGTTTCATATTTTCTAACGTAGGATACATCTATCACAGTTGTCAATTCACCTGTGTCCTGAGATATTACTTTAGTCATTTTCTAATCACCTTATGCTAAGTCCACGTCGATTTCTAAAAATGTGATTGTTGCCCTATACTGGTTTTGGTCTACGTTAAACTCTACATCGACCCCGACCACGACTCCCTGTACTGTCTGTATAAATCCTCCTCGGTCTATCTGTAGCTCAGATGGATTTAATGTCAGTACTGGATTCCACTGTTCGCGGTTCAGAATTCGCTCCAGCTCTACTGCAAACCCGTGCATAGCCGATGGATATGTACGTGCATCAGGATTGGGAAAATCTGTCTGGTCAACTGATTCAGGTATAACTGCCTCGATTGTCCTTTCTTTTCTTAACAACTCTGGGTCATATCCTGCTAACTCTAACTGGTTGATTGCATCCGTCTTTAGATCTCGTTCTCCCGTAAATGAAAAGTTTGTAGTTCGCAAGTCAAATATTTCCGAACCTGTGTTCGTTTTCAATAGTACCATATATTATAATATGTGTTCAACAGTTTATTATTGGAGACTACGTAGTATTTCATCACCTAGGTCATCTGCTAACTTCCGAGCTAAGTCTCGCTTTTCTGTCCTTGACATATTATCCAGTCCTTGTGAGTTGTTGAACTCGAAACGAGGATTGTTCACCGTTATTTCTTTAGACACAGATTCAGAAGAGGATGAGCCTACGTTATCAGACGGAACTACTACCTCGCCTTTATGTACTTCTGCAATACCGTCGCTTTCAATAGTACCTCCTACGTCTAAACTAGGAATAGCTCCTGCAATATCTCCCGCTATATTAGAGCCGGGAAGAGAGCCGATAGCATCCGACCCAAATGAGCTAACGCTAGATGGTGCTGATTTCACCTTTGAAATAATCTTGTTAATAGTCGCTAATATATCGCCTGCTATAGACTTGACTCCGTTAAATGCACCTGCTAGCTTAGTACCTACAAATTTAGCTACGTTCTGTAGGTCAGTCAAATATCCTGCTATAGATGAACCTAACTGTGATAATCCTTCGGCTGCTGTTGCAAATCCAGCTTTTATCGCAGGTATGATACCCTTGTTAATATTCCGTGCGAACCCTGTAGCAAACCCTCCAACTATAGCAAGGAATGCTGTTAGTGGAGCTAGAACTGCTCTCACCATATCAACAATAGAGCCTCCTAAGATATTTCGTATAGAATCGCCCAAACCAGCGAAAAAGTCAAGAATTCCGAGTTTTTCAAAAGCCGTAACTATTCCCAAACCAGAGATTATACCCGCACCGATTGCCGCTAATGTTGTCGCTGATATAGCCGAGAGTGCGGACGTTATTGCTCCAGATATACTACCGCCTCCTATTGCTCCCGTTATACCTCCGACAATTTTGCTACCGAGTGCACCAAGCGACCCGCCTGTAAGTGCTCCGCCGATTGTACTTAGTCCACTCTTAAAACTCATCAGACTGTCCTTTGCTATACTTGCAAAATTAGAGAATCGACGGAATCCCGTTACGTTGTCCTGCAGAAATTCTGTTACTCTGCTAAGAGAATCGCCTAATATACCTAGTTTGTTCGATGTATTTTCAGACGTATCGCCTGTTTTTTCGATGCTACTATCTAGGTTTTTGACTCTCTGTTTTGTTTCAACCAAACCTGACACGTTGACACCTAATTCTAGCGTTCCAATACTTGCCATACTATTATATTCGTTATATTATAGTTTATGTTTAGCTACGTATATCTTCTATTTCGTCCTTCTTTTTCTGCTGACGGATTCTATGCACTTCTAGGAATCTTTGTAGTTGTGAGTATGGCATCGACCTAACTTCGCTCAAAGATAAACCAATATCAGAGACTGCGATATATTCTTCGACTGTCAACTTATCGTCAAAATTCTCGGGATAGCCTTCTACCGCCTTCTCTAGTTTCCCTCGTTATCCTCATCAGATATTGGGTCGTTGACGTGTTCGAGTAGCTCGCTATAAATCTCATCAGGACATCGTTTTAGAAATACTGGAAGGTTAGGAACATTCGTATCTTGTATTTTTGTACGTAGCATCTGTAGTCTAAACTCATCTGTGTCTAGGTCAACATCGCCATTCTGTGATATAGATAAACTGTTATCCTCTATCTCCGAAATCTCGTAGCCAGACAATTCACGAATATCAAACCAGAGAGTATCGCCGTTTGACTGTATCTCTACTCGTTCCTTACTATCTTGCACAATATGGTCTTCTAGATTTATCTCATCAGACATAAATTATAATTAGTTTGTTACCGTAAAAGTCTTAATTTGTAGGTTCAGAATATCCTACTTGAACATCCGACGCTACTATCTCAACATCAACATCGACCGAGCCCTCTTCAACTAGGTCGTGTGGTGCAGACCTTATTTTGCATCCTGATGCAGAAATCTCGAGAGACTTACCAGCGTCGTTAACAAAACCGATACTAGTCGTAAACTGATTTGTACCATCCAAAAGCTCGTTAATTATTGCTGAGTCTGATACTGTTATCGTCGCGTCTATTGTTATCTCTGCGTTGTTCAACAATATCTCGTCAGGATCTCGTGGCTCTGTAGAGTTCAGATAGTTCTTTACCTCTGTATTTTTATCTATTGACAGAGTGAAATCATTCAGACGGGAGAACTGTGCTCCAAATACCGACAAGTTGCTAGCTTGGTCTGCAAAACTAAAGCCTTGTTCAGAGAGCGTTGTACCTGAAGCTGTGCCTTTTGTTGCTCCTACTTCTTCTTCAAGTGCATCAAAATCGAGTTCTAAAAGCAGGTCATCATTACCATCAAGAGTTATATCTCCGCTACCGAATACACATCCTTTGAATTCTCGGACTAAATCTGGGTCGTTGCTACGATTGTAGATAGCTTGTACCGTAGCAGATAGGTGTTCATCTTCCTCAGATACTAAGCTAATTGCTCCTCCATTTAGATTAGTTCCTAATAGCAATTCAAAAGGCAACTCATCGACTGGCTTGACAGTAACACTACCTCCTGTATATTCGTTAACTCCGTGTCTCAGGTCATCTGCTGAAATACCGTCTCCACCTACAAAATACTGTTCTTCGTGCTCTTTATCTACGTCGGGAAGCGAAATAGAGTCTATTATATGTCCGAGTCTTCTGTCAGGAGTAACAGACACTCCTTGGTCTGTCTCTTTTTTTATCAGGAAATCTCCATCTTCGTGTTTGAAAGGTCTTGGCATATGTACAAAAACAAGTCAAAACAGTATTAGGTTATTAGTTAAAAACTGTATCGGCTTCAGCGTTGTACTTAACCAAGTCTACTGTTATCGTTGTCTGTCCTTCTCTAACTGCAGGGTCTTTTATTTCTTCCTGTGGTGGCTCGATTCTATCATATCCACCATCAAGACCTCGGACTGATGTACGGTTGTCCATCAATATCCGTTGAACCTCGTTTTTAATCTCTCTCGTATTACCCTCTCTCGACTTAATCTCTAATATAATTGTTACTGTTATATCTAGAGTATTGTAACCAATATCTGCTTGCTCTATATTTCTAACTGTGTCTTCTTGTATTATTATCTCATCTGGTTCTGGCGTTGATATTTTGCTATCTCGGCTCTCCGTCAAAAATATATCTGGGACTGGTGTCTCGTTATAGTCATTCTGTAGTATGTCACGAACAACAGTCCTCGCATCTAAGTCTAAAGGCATATATATAAGAACAAGTCAAAACAGTATTAGACAAAACCCGACGGGTCAATCTCCTCGACGTTGCGGTTTTCGGGATCAGCTCCCATCAGAACTATACCACTATCGATAAGATTCCCTGTATCGTTTTTTCCTGCTCGGTTCAGCTTGTCATTACTATCTTCGAGAATACCTGCTAGTATATCCTCGACGATTTGTTCTGGAGCTGTTGGATCTGCATCGTTATAATTCTCAACTACAGATTCCCACTTAGTCTCCCATTCCTTTTTTGTAGTGATAAGGTAGTATTCGCCCTTTATACCTTCCTGAAATATCTTTTCTTGGATTGCATAAGCTATCGGTCTTGCTTCGTTAATATCGGCTGTTATGTTTCTCTGTGTCCATTCTAACAAAGGCTGTAGTGGTGGCTTTAGACCTCTATCATAAGAAGTGTCTACTTCTACGTAGAGTGCATAGGGTGCTTGATATGCTACTATACCCTGTGCTCTCTCTACTGACTCAAAAAACTCATCTAAAACAGAAAGGTCTATATTTTGATTGAAAGTAAAGTCTGTCATTTGTAACTGTCTATAATATCGTATGCTTCTTGTTTTATTCTTTCAGTAAACTCACTAGGTGCTACAAAACCAGATTCGTCCGAACGAGTATCACCGAACGCGTCGCTATTTATCAACTCGTAGCAAGCTAACTTCGCACACGCCTCGCGTATATCAGGTCTGACACTATCCCGACCATATCTGTAGGTAAGTCTAACTTTTGCACCCTTATATCGGTCGGGTGCTTTTCTTCCAGATAAGGTACGGTCAAAAGCCAAGTGGTCGATTTGTATAACTCCATCACGTTTGTTTATGACTCGATATTCTTCTCCTTTCTTGCTCGTTATATCTTCATAGCCATCGGACTGGTCTGTTATTAGTTCGATTTTTTCTATACTTCGAATCCTGTCGTTTGGAAGATTGACTTTTATAAATTTATCTGTCGAGGCTGAAGAAGTGAACCCGTCTGTGTTGGCTGAGTATCTTCTCCTTTGATTTAATTTTCCTCTCTTCTGTTCGGACGTAGGCGTTACATCTAGCACCACGTCTGAAAGCTCTAACTCTCTGAATCCCGTACCTGTCTCTTTTTCTATACGTCTTGTTTTCTGCTTGATGAATTCTTCTATATCTGTATCGTTTAGGTTAGTATCTTCTCCTCTCGTTAATCGTTTTACATCTGATACATCTGAATATAACACGTCTGGATTGATAGGGCTACCTGTAGGCATATTAGTATAGATGTATCTTAACAGTATTAGAAAATAAGAAAAAAATTAAAAAGCTAGATTATTTAGTTAGTCGGTTCGGACAGGTAATTCTTCGTCTGCTCAACGCTTACGTATTCTCCGTAAACATAATTCAAGAATTTGTCCTGCAATCCGCTAGCTGGCTGTGGCTTCATCGACAAGTCTTCCAACATCTCGAACCTGTTGACTGAAGCGTCAAATCCGTAAATCGTGTCAGCACTTGCCTGATTGCTTCTTCGGATTGTGAAGCCATCTAGAGTAAGCTGTCTGATTCCAAGATCCGTTTCTTCTTCTACTTGTCGGAATCTCTGTCTGTCTTCCAAAGCGTCCTTCAGGTCTCTGTATAGAGCGTGGTTCATAACTATCATACCATCCGAGGTCGAAACTCCTACACTCTCGAGGTATGTGATAGCGTCTCGAACTCTGGCGATTATGCCTTTAGTCGCGTTGTTCTCGACCAATCCTTGAGCGGTTGCGAAGTCCCTAACTCCTTCAAAGTTGACGTTTGCTTGAGTTCCGTCGAGTGCATAGCTCTCTTCGAACCTTCTTATTGCCTCAGCGTTAAGCTCTTCTTCAGTCTGTGATGGTGCTTTATCTTCAGCGGAAAGCTTTACGAGGTCTGTAACCGTTGACTCTCGTCCGTACGCTGTATCTATTTCGTACTCGTGTGTTACGATATCATCGTCAAACTCAGCAAGGTCTCCACCTTCGGATGCGGTGTCAACACCTTTTATGTTCACAACTTCGTCGTGTCTTCGTACTTGCTCACTAACTGCTACGCGTGGGCTAGTAGATACTATAGGGAGCTGTTCCTCATCTCCAATCCTGACTTCTGGACTGGTGAATGTCGGTACAGATATTCTGCTCGTGTCCATAGCCTTCATCGCTACGCTGAACGCTTCTCCTGATCCAACATCTTCTAGAGCATCTGCAAGTTTCTTTTGATGTTCTTTAACCTGCTCGTGCATCTCGGGGAGTTCGTTCTTTTCTTCTCCGATACGACCTTCAGGATCGTAATAAGTTACTGCATCAAGTTCACTATTCTTTACTCGCTGTGTTAATGGTGACTCTGGTATTGAGTCCATTTTAACAGTCTTAATCGCATTTCTTTGACTCATATAACATACATATGTTAGGGTTTAGTATTACCCTTTTAGATTACAGTCAATATAAAACAGATGTGTAACGGTGTAATGTAAAAATTAGTAATCCATAAGACCCTTGAATCGGTCATCTACATCGTCCTCGCCTACTGTTTCTTCCCCTTGTGGCTCTTCGCTGACTACTCTATCTATTTCTTTCTCCTCTTCAGTTTGTTCTTTTTCTTCCTCGTTCTCTGTTCCAAAGTTACTGTCCGAGGCTGGAGGCATATCCTTAGTTGATTCTGAAAGACTGCTCTCTGGCTTTGCTATGTTTGGATTTGAAGGACTATCCCTAAATACAGGGTCTTCTAGTGAGTCATCATATTCGTAGATACTATATACGGCTTCGCCTTCTTCTCCTGTGATTGTTACTCCTTCAGCAGGGCTATATTGCTCGTGTGTGTCGTTGACCCGTCCGTGCACAGGCGTATCTTGAGAGCTCCACATTACCGCATCACCCGATCTAAATTCTGGGTTATCGAGGTCTTCTTCTACCTCTTCGTCCTTATCTTCGTGCATACTATCCTCATCCTCATCCTCATCGTCTTCCTCATCCTCATCTTCTCCGTGCATATCTTCTTCCTCTATCTCATCTAAAGCGTCCTCGTATTCGTCGTGGTCTTCAGCAGGCATATAGAATTCCTCACCGTCGAGTTGGTGCGTATGAGTTCCGTCCATACCTAGAAGTCCTGCAATTGCCTCGGCTCTATCTTCGTCGGAAAAGAGTAGCTGTGCCTCTTCTAGAACTTCCGTAGGTATGTCTTTTTCTTCGTCATCTTCCTCGTCCTCATCCTCGTCATCGTGCATACTATCCTCGTCCGCATTATCATCATCTCCGTCCATTCTTTCGAGCATAGTCATAGCGTCATCTTTGTCCATATCTCCAATCAAATCTGATACCATTTCCGCGACCTCTTCCATAGATTCTTTTTCTTCTGTCATATCTTTATTATTGTCTTCTTCTTGTATTACTGTATTAGATAGTTCCACAAATTCAGGTCTACCCATAATTGAGAGACCTGTTAACTCTCCACTCTTGAACCTATCCCAAGTCTCGTCATCAGTTATCTCGATTTTGACCATCCAATCTCCTTTTTGGTAATCTATACTTTCACCGTCAACCGTTTCATACGACTTGTCTTCTGCCAATATCCAAGACTCGACTACGCTACCTCTCTCCGTTAGTGATTGCTCTGAACCGATAGGCGTTTCGTGGTCGCTGTCTACCTCGTCGATTCTCTTGTTCTTGAGGAAGTCGTGTGCACTAGACTCTACAACAGGAGAAGGGACGAGATCTCCTTCTCTGTCAGGTCTATCCGCGACCATAGCGGGTGCTTTGATTATCTGTTCATCTTCCGATTTTAGTGCTGGTACTTCTCGAGTGTAGCTATCCCCATCTTCTGATTTCATCGCTACCACTTCCGACGGGTGAGCTGGATTCTCAACTGTGCTAAGGACATTAACTTCTAAGTCAAGCCATAGCTGTCGTATATCTTGCTCTTTAAGAATACTCTTATTATTGTCTACCCAGTTCTCTATATCTTCACGACTCACGCGAAGCTCGGAAAAGTCAATTTTATCGAGACTCAAATCTACCATACACTAAAAAAGACTCAAAACAGTATTAAAGAAAATCCTTTGAGTATATAACGTAGTCGTTTGAATCTTCTAGGTCAAATCTATCGGATTGAGATACTACGTCCGAATATAGAGACCTTACCTCTTCGACTGCTTCTTTTGTTTTCATCGGTGCTGTTATTATAGATATTTCTTCAGCCACATCATCGAAATTAGGGAACTCAAATACTACAATCTCATCGTCCGCGTAGACTCTCTCACCTCGTGGTTCTACATCCATATTTATTTTGTTTATCGCAATCGATACTATACCTTTATTCGTTACTTTCTCAGCGTCTTCGTACTCATCTTCTACATCACCAAAACCAGTATATCTTCTGTTCATTTCTCGCTCTATTTCGCTAACCTCAGTTATTAATTTTTTGTATGTTAAATTCATATTATATATATGTGTCTATAATCCTAAATGTCTGGCGCATAAAAAGGTATGGATGGAATAAAAACCCGCGTAACAATAGCGGACACAAGTGAAAAAACAACAAAACACTTTGTCCAACTATTGTATTATAATGTTATACTTGCAAGCCTAAAAGTTTTTATGAGATGGATGATGTAGCGCACTCGAACCCGATTGCGAATAGTGCTACTGATACAACCATCGCTAGACCTAGGAAAACACATATCGCGAAGTTTATTGTTGTTATTCTCATATATAATATATATGTCTAAAACCCTAAATACCTACCGACCAAATCACTCTAGAGTTTACATCTAGCTCGCTCTTGTCTTGAAATCCAAATAGGTAACAATCCCCTGCATCGACTCCTGAGTTACCGTCTCCCTTAGTGTACCATTCTCCGTTAATCTTGATTATTCTATGTCCAATATTATCGCCACACTCATTTGTAAATGTTATAAAATCACCTGATTCTAAATCTGAAGCGTCCACGGTTGGGTCTGCAATACCTATCCGTCCATACTTGTCACCCATAGATGTACCTTGTCCAATCATTATAAAATCCGACAATATACCTATAGAGATCAGTATTAGTACTATAGATATAAATATTAGTATTCTCTCTTTCAAATTCATCAAGTAGAAGAGAGTTATCTAACCCTATTAGTCTTTGATACCGCACTTACTAAGCCAGTTATAATAAGTGGATTGGCTCATCTTACCCGGTAAGATTTTTTGACATCTTGATATTGCCTCCGTCCTACTTCTGTTGTTTTCTAGCGACTCGATTGCATCTCGAAGACTGTCTGCCTCAACTCTTTCGACTAGCTCTGCCTGTCTTTCCGAAAGTTCTACATCGTTCTCTACAGATTCGACAAGCTCTACAACTCGCTCCGCTTGACTCGCTCCTTCCTCACCACCCCAAGCTAAGTGTGATATATATCCGTTGTCTTTCCACGGCTCACCTTCAAACTCAGAATCTAGCTCGTGGTTTCCTTGTGCCATATGTCGTGACTGGAAGCCGTTAATCTCTGTCCAATAATCAATATCTAAAGCCTCACCTGATTCGTTATGCTCTACTATTTGCCTTGCTCTTCTTAGACCCTCACCGTCGCTGGCAAAAGCGTCTATCTCGTCCTCGTGCTCCTCGCTCCAGTCTATAGCTTTCTGCGCGTTCTGTGCTACCGAGTCATTCGGGATAAAAAAATCCTCATCACGCTCCTCGAGATATTTGTCAGGTATATCTTTAGAAACATCATACTGGTCGTTACAAATAGCATATGCTTCGGACTCATTCATATCTGGGTTGTCCTCCAATATCGACGAAACACACTCATCAATAACCTCAGGTTTTTGACTAAAATCCTTGTTCTCTTCCTCAACATTTTCGGGAATTTCTATAGTGTCATCCTCTACCGATACGTCGATACCTGCTTCCTTCAACTTGCTAACTGCCTCTCCAAGGTTTGCGTAATATTCGACCTGTTTTTGACTGTCTTCATCTGTTGTGTCAAACTTCAACTTAGCGTCTTCGTTGAGCTCATCAATCAAATCACGATTAATACGGTCTTGCATCTGGTCAAGGATTGTGTTGACTCCTTCGACGTGGTTTTCTCGAGCTTCTCGTCTGCTAGCTCCCTGTCCTATTCCGCCACTATCAGCGAAACTAAACCCGACATAGCTGGGGGAAACTTTGAACGCTGTAGATAGTGCTTCGATGTGGTGCTGGTATCGCTCCATAATTTTTAGGTCTGAATAGTTAGAAGTAAAACTGTTCCAAGATACAGACCCTTCTACTACTGAAAAGTCCTGTCTTTCACCCTTCTTCTTCTGTGTAATTTCGTCTACAAAACTATCAAGACTGTCGCTTGTCATAGGTGTATCCTCTATCGCTAGGACTCCTGATTGCATACCTTCACGTAAATCTAAAACTTCTTTTTGCGTCAACTCGTCGATTATCTCTATAACGGAGGAAGCCATCTCAATCGGGCTTTTTGCATAGTATCGGTCAGCAGAGGAAGACCATTCAAAATGTACTATATCATCGTTTTGTATAACGTCCGCAGGTCTGCCCGTTCTCTTCTGTACATAACCCTCTATATATCCGTTTTGACCTGTGACTGCAAACATAGTAGATGAGTCAGGTATGACGATTTCTCCTATCTCCTCCGAATTCTCGTACCTGTGTTTGACCCAAAACGCGTTGCCTGTTTTTAGCAACTCTCGGACTGTAGCCTCTAGCATATCAGACCAAGACATACGAGGATGTGCATTTTTCAAAAAGTCCATACTCTCTTCGTCTACATCTTCGCCATCCATAATTGACCAGTCAGATTTAGAAACATCTTTAGCTATCTGGTCGATGAAAGATTCTACGAATAGATTTTGTGAATATTCTTTCAAAGTCTTAGGATCTACCTCCCAGTTTTCGACGCGTTCTTCTCGGTCTAGATAACTACGAACATCCTGAGGTAAAACTTTTCTATCTATCTCCTCATCCTTTTCTGTATCCTTGACTCCATACGACCCACCTTCCTCATCTTCGTCATCTGGGTCTATATCAAAATTTCGGTCTATTGGCATATTGTAAAAAATGAGTCAAAGTAGTATTAATACTAAGATTTAACAATATATATGATATGGTAAACGTAAAAGATACAGTACTCATCGGATTATGGCTACCTGTGCTCGGTGTTATAATATCTGGTGCTATAGCTATCTCTGTTTTTATCGTGAGAACAGCGATAAATAGCCCAATCCCCGATATATCAGACATAAATATAGGTGCAGAACCCGGGCTCATATTATTAGGTCTGACTGCTGTTGTAGGTGGTCTGTACTGGATAGTCATCAACGCCACATTTAGCGACGAGAAAATAGACAACGCGATAGATAACGCACAAGAAGTAAAAGAATCAGTAGAAGAAGAAGTATAAAATTAGTATTTGTTTAGTGCTTCAGCGATAATCTCTGCGAGCTCTTCAGCGTCTTGTTCTGTAAGTGTAGATATTGATGATAGTACTACATCGACACCGTCCTCGTACTTGCTAGCTCTCTGTATGAAAGTTCTCTCGAATGGTTCACCTGATTTATACTCTAGGTCGAAACTCGAGTCGGTAACGTCTAGGATAGCGGACTCGAAAGATGCACCGTCTTTTCTCTCCTTCCGTGCTAGTGTGTACGTGTCGCATTCCTCGTATTCAAGATTCTCGAGTTCTTTGTCTGTCTGTTCTTCGATTCTTGTTCTAAGCGATTGTTGTTTTTGACTCATCGACGTATAATAGTACGTGCTATGACCCTATAATACTGTTGGTGATATGGTAGTACCGAAAAAAAGACTGCTTACTCGGATAATAGTTCTTCCTGTGCTATGCTCTTGGCTTCTCTTTTTCTCCTGATGAAATTAGCAGTATTGTTCCCGTCCTCGTCTACTATACGGTAGAACATACCTCTGGATTCTACTACTCTCTTCTCGTCACCTGATCTATACACTACGTCGTTATTTTCTTTTCTGTGCATTTCTATGTTGTTTGTTTGTGTCATCGCGTCTACTACTATGAACCCGTAATCCTATATATCTACCGTGTAACTGGAGAATATCGACGTGTAACACTTTTAACCTTTTAGTCTCATATATGTAATATGACAGACAAACAAGAACAGTTTAGACAGAAAATAGAGGAATATAATAAAGGAACAACTGAATGGCTTATGGAAGAATATGAGAACGCAACTGCAGAAAATCAAGTCAGATATGACTACGAATATGGAGCGGATTCAGATGAAGTGGCTTACGGGTTGATAACAGAGAGAAATGATGTATCTAAAGTCCTAGAGATAAAAGCTGGAAATCCAAAACCAGAACAAAAACGACGTGGAAAAATAGATACAAGAGCTTTTCTTGAATTATACGACACACCTGCTGGTTGGTTTTTTTGTAGATTAGAACATAATCTAACTCGTACGCATCTGTATTCAAGCAAGCCACGAGCATCTCTAATTGTAGAATATGCACACTACTATATCGATGAAGCGATAAATGAGGAAGGTTGTAGTTTTGACGAGTCGTATGAGATAGTCTCTTACAGAGATAATGAATTTCAATACGAAATTATTAAAGAGCTATGTGAATGGAGAATATTATTTGAAGGTGATGAAAATGATTAAAGGTTTTTTATTCTTTGTCTATGATTATCTAATATTTATATCTATGCCACACAGGTGGATTTGGTGGGATGAGCCAGAGTTTGCTATTATGGGAATAACTCTATGGTTTATTAATGTTTTTCTACTGTATGCAACAATAGAAGTATGGGTCTTGCCTTATCTATAGAATAATCACCTAAGTCCTACGCTATCGTCTTCTTCTGTGATGTCATCAATTGAAGGAACACCTCCGTCGCTATCTTCTTCATCATCTGTCTCGTTACCTTTCTTGACCTTGCTACCATTAGAACCTGACTTACGTATAGCAAAATTAAGACGATTATCTGATTGTTTTAACTCTCTTTCTCGAGGAGTCGCTATCGCGTAACGAATACAGTCCATAGCGTGATCCTGTGCTACTGTGCTCCCTACTTCGTCCTTTGTATAGCTCAAAAACTCTTGTATCGTGTTCTTAGCGTTCTCGTGTACTACCAATCCGTATACATCATTCGATTTCCCTAGCCTCTCTTTGACGGATTGTATACCTTCGTCTATTTTCTTGTATGCAGACTCGACAGGATATCCGAGCTGTCTTCGAAATTTGTGCATATGCTCAGGGTCGTGTTCCGAGTATATCTTACCCGAAGGTCTGTTTTGCATCCAGCGAATCGCGTCCTCTGCCTCGGATTCAGAGCGATAGAATTCGTCCAATACTACCAGTTGGCCTTGTGATGTTCTACCTATCTCTAACACGACTCGAGGGTCATCCCATCCGCTATCATACGCGTATATTCGCCAGTCCGAGGATAAGGTTATATCAGTATCATCTACAACGTGGGTATTTTTAGTAAATTTCTCGTATACTCTACCCTGTTCAGCCGAGAATTCTCCTCCTAAGTGCTTCCTGCTACTACTCCTCTTCAATTGCTCTACCCTCTCGTCTGTCAAAAAGGCATTAGATTCTAAGTCAAGATGGACAGTCTCAATATTCATAGTTATGTGTTCTTCTGTTTGTGGATGTTGACCTATCTCAAAAATATCGTAATAATCGTTATATCCTTCTGCCGTTGTTGAGGTTACGACTCCGTATCTTGGCTTCGCTGACTGCCTCTCCATTACAGTATTTATCGTGTCCATCAAATCTTTATAGAATGCTATCTCGTCCATCCAAGCACCGTTAAGCTCCGACCCTTTCAGTCCATCAGGATTGTTCGATGTGACGAGGTATAGGATAGAACCGTTCACTAGCTTCATACGTTTCTCTGTCCTGTTGTAGTATTCGACTATCGGACTCTGCTCTGGTTCATCCTCAGGACAGTTTGGGAGCTGTTCAAAAAGTAGCTTATACGTACTCCGTCCACCTTCCTTAAGACTGTCAGACATAACCGCCCATTCCGACTGATTGTGTTGCCACGCTAGCGATATTATGAACCTAGCACAAGCGACAGACTTTCCGCTTCTCACCTGGCCACGCAAGTCAGTAATATCAGTCTTAGGTTCGTTGACAAAGTGCTCACGAGCCTCGAGCTGTTGCTCCGTAAATGCGTATAGTAGCTTATTCTTGCCATCGGGATTCGACCAGAATTCCTTGTGTATAATATCGTTTTCTTCTTCCTGTTCAACCAAGTCCATATGAGACGTGTCGATATCATACATCGAAGCTAGTGAGTCTGCCATATATGTATATTAGGTTCTAGAAGAGTAAAAGTCTAAAAGTCAAAGTCTACCTACAAGTATAAATCTCGGCTTTGCTTTCAGGGTTTTCTCTCTCATATTCTTTTTTCTTCTCTACTGCTCTATCTCTATTTGTGTAGGATTGCATCATATCAATTCTCTGGTATTCACCATCTACTTTATCAGTAAAACCATATACAGTATATCTTACACGGTAATTTTTCATACTATACATATGAGACTAGAGCCCTAAAAGTCTAAAAAGAGAATCGGTCTATCTCGCAAACTCAACTTAAGCTCTTGTTGAGTAGTTAGTTTTGTCGGTTGTATATCTCTGCGACTTCTTGTCCTTTCTGTATGACTTCTGTCTCGGTTGCAACACCGTATTCTAGCTCATCGATTAAATCTGCGAGTCTGCTGACTTCTGCTCTATATGCGTTGCTTGATACGACTGTTAGGTCTGCCTCTGCCTCATAATGAATATCTCTCGCATCTTGTACTGTGCTCACTACGAATTGGTTTGTTGTTTTTACCATCGTATATACTATTACGTGCCCTAGGGTTAATAGTCTACCCCCTGACAAGTCAAAAGTCCGAAATAGATACAGTCTGCTTTTCGATATCAACCATCCATCCTTTGTTGTTGCATACTTCCGCCAGCTGTTCGTTGACTTCTCCAAATACCATAAGCATAACAGGTGTAGGCAACGCATCGGGTTGAGAATTCCCATCCTTCATAAAAGATACTTTAGACCCGAAAAACATCACATAATCCGCGTATTCTATGTTGTTGCTAAAGTAATTCGTGTTCGTACGTGCTGGCAATAAAAGGAGAATTCTATCCGTGTTGTTCTCGGTTCTGTGCTCTCGTACGGATTTTTCTAACCAAGCACTCGGATTTGAATATGGCGGGTTGCACCATACATCGCCATACCATTTGCAGGACAGTCCATCATCCTCTTTCGTATATGTGTCCTCAGCAATCGCCACAGGTTCGCACCCGCTCGCAGGGTCGAGGTCAAACCCGCCTACCGCGTCAGAAAAAGGTCTCCATAGCGACGGTGGGGTAGCCCATTCATTCGATGATTCTTCATTCTGTGCTGTATAATCTTCCCATTCAGGTTGTGACATACTATACTATTGTACCCATAATCCTATATATCTACCCCTTGACAAGTCCTGCGGGTCGAATCACTAGCACCTACTCCGCAAGAAACTGACTAAAATGGATTGGCTCATAATCGTCTATAGGGTAAGGGTCAACGCCATCAAGAGACCAACGATCAAGCCAGCCCGCACCCACCGCGACCAGCTCGCACCAACACCCCCCTATATATCTTTCGCCTCCGCCGAGTGTCCGCGCAATAGTCCTGTATGATATAAAAGAGCGAAATACGACTGTCCAAATAAAGAGACGTGATAGGTATAGGTGTTGTATTAGAGAGACGTGAAGGTATAGAACAAGAATATAAGTAGCAAAGAACTATCATACATATCCTAAGCGATAGCAGTCTCTTGTCGCTACGCTGAACAAAATAAGTCTTAATATTATACTTTCAAAATACTCGTCTCTATCCTAGGCAGTCAGGACGTAGAGTCTTAATATACTGCTTTTCATAAACTAAGTCGTGTTGTTTTACCATCCAAATATAGTAACGATGTTCTGAAAGTGCCAAAATCCAGTCTTACAGGCTCTTAGCAGGCGAAAGCGAGCGGTGCATATAGACGGGTAAATCGGGCTATATGACGGGTTTTACGGCTATATCTGAACCATTTTGAAAACAGATATATGCTTCGCTATTGGACTTGATATACGCTAAGAGACTTCAGATATA